AAAAGAAGATAGACATATCCTCAGCGTTTCTGAAACTGATAACTCTGTTATCGTTGAGTTTGAGAAGCATGAGGATGTAGAAGAAGGTGAAGAAGTAGAAATGGCTGAGGAAGTTTCTATGATGGATCAAGATGAGGAAGAAAGAAAGGTTGTACATATGCCTATGAAATATAGGACTATTGATCTTTCCAGAGCTTCTTATGTTGATGAAGAAAATCGTAGAGTCCGAGTTGGCGTTTCTTCTGAAGAACCTGTTGAAAGAAGTTTTGGCATGGAAGTGCTAGGACATTCTGAAGGTGATATAAACATGGAGTTTATAGCATCTGGGCGAGCACCACTGCTCCTTGATCACGATATGACCAAGCAAATAGGTGTAATTGAAGAATTCAAGCTTGATGAGACAGCAAAAAGGACAACTGCTGTTGTACGCTTTGGAAAAAGTGAACTAGCTCGTGAAGTATATGAAGATGTCAAAGATGGTATTCGCATGAATATCTCTGTAGGCTACAGAATAGATAAACTGGAGCGTATTCAACGTGATGGCGAGGATTATTACAAAGCAAATTGGACACCAATGGAAGTTTCTTCTGTTAGTGTTCCTGCTGATCAATCCAGACTTGTAGGCGTTGGGCGTTCTAAAAATAAACAAAAAACACACACAACAAAGGTGAAAATAATGGAAAACGAAAAACAAGAAATTAATCTTGATGACGTTAGATCACAAACTGTTGCTGATGCTAAAGCTGAATTCAAAAGAAACTCTAAAGAGATTATTGATTTAGCTGTTAAGCACAACAAACGTGATTTAGCTGATAAAGCTATTTCCGATGGTGCATCTGTTGAAGAGTTCAGAGGAATATTATTGGAAAACATTTCTAATAACACTCCACTTGAAACTCCTTCAGACATTGGAATGACAAAAAAAGAATCTCAAAGATTTAGTTTAGTAAAAGCTATCAGAGCTTTAGCTAATCCTACTGATCGTAGAGCACAAGAAGAAGCTGCATTTGAATTTGAATGTTCAACTGCTGCTGCCCAAGCTGAAGGTAAAACTTCACAAGGCATAATGCTTCCTGCTGACGTTCTAAGAAACTGGACTAGAGATATGAACTCAAGCGATGACTCTACTTTAATCTCTGAAGATTACAGAGGTGGAGACTTTATTGATGTTCTAAGAAATCAATCTTCAGTAATGCAAGCTGGTGCAACGATGCTACAGGGACTTCAAGGGAATATCGTAATTCCTAAGAAAACGGCTGCTTCTACTGCTGCATGGATTGCTACAGAAGGTGGTGCTGCTACTGAGTCAGAAATGACAACTGGTAGTGTAACTATGTCTCCTAAAGTTATCGGTGCATTTACAGATGCTACTAGATTGCTTTTAAGCCAAAGCTCACTAAGCATTGAAAACTTGATCAGAAATGATCTAACTGCTGGAATTGCTACAGCTATTGACTCAGGTGCTTTACTTGGATCAGGAAGCTCAGGTCAGCCAACAGGTATTAGAAATACTTCAGGTATTAACACTGCTACCTTTGCTGCTGCAAATCCAACATGGGCTGAGATCGTAGGTCTTGAGTCTGACATTGCTGGCGATAATGCTTTATTTGGCAACTTGAGAATGATTTGTACTCCTGCTGAGTATGGAACTATGAAAGTTACATCTAAAGACTCTGGTTCTGGGCAATTTATTGTTTCACCAGATGGCATGGTTAATGGTTACGATGTGATCAGATCAGCTCAAGTTACTTCAGGTGATTTCTATTTTGGAAATTTTGCTGATCTCTTGATTGGTCTTTATGGTGGTTTAGATATCACTGTTGATCCTTATAGCCTATCCACAACTGGTTCAGTACGCATCGTAGCATTGCAAAATGTTGATGTTGCAGTACGTCATCCAGAGAGCTTTATTTTAGCTAATGATGGTTAATTTTATCTCATGATGAAATGGAATGGGGGCAGCAATGCCCCTATCTTAAAAATGAAAAAATATTTAATTATTAAAGATACTATGTCTGGTGGAAAAAGAGTTCATGCTGGTGATGTAATTGAAGTTACAGAATCTGAAGGAATGACACTTGTTTCTTGCCACAAAGCTGAATTGTTTGTTGAAAAAGAACAACCTAAAAAATCAGATAGAAGTGTTGGATTAGAAAAATCCGAAACAAAAGCTCCAAAGAAAAGAGCTAAAAAGTAAATCATGCCCATCGAGAGTGCAGCAGATTTTAACTCCTATGTAGACATCAACACAGGTCATGGAGTTACTGCTACATTCTTCGAGGTGCAACAATCATTATGGGATCAAAGGGTTGGTCTCATCGATACTTGGTTTGATATCGATTCTGGAAATACAACCAATATTAATATCATCATAGATCAAGAATATTTCAACATAGAGGGTGGCACAGTTCCTGTTGCTGGGTATCAACCCAGAGCAATTATTAAAGCAACCGATGCTCCTTACATATCGCAAGAAGATAGATTAATTGTTAATGCAATTACAACAAATCGTGGAAGCGTTTTAAAACCTGAAACTGCCTTTACTGTTAGAACAGTAGAGCCTGATAACACAGGCATGGTTTCACTGGTATTAGAGGAAGAATAATGTCTCAATATCAAATGGAAACAGAAGAGGATATGATTTCATATTTAGATATAGAATATGGTCATGGTGTATCTGCTGTTTACACAAATAATGGCACTGATTCAACAATAAGAATAATTCTTAATAATGAATATGTTGAACAAGAAGAGGGCATAGGGGTGGAAGCACTAAAACCAATCGCCTATTGTAGAACCATAGATGTTCCAAACATATCATTTGGAAATACACTAGCTGTTGCAGCCATTAAAGATGTTGATGGCAATACATTAAAAGCAGCTCAAAATTATACAGTTGTGAATATACAAGCAGATAGAACTGGTTTCTCTGCTTTGATGCTTGAGGAAATATAATGGCAAATCATATTAGACAACAAATCAGAGAAAAATTTGGCACAACTCTAAATGGACTAACAACTACTGGTTCTAATGTTTTTGAATCCAGAGTTTATCCATTAGAAAATGCTTCTTTGCCAGCGTTAATCATTTACACAAAATCAGAAACATCTGAGCCTATCGTTATAGGAACACAAAGACTTATGAGCAGAGAATTGTCAGTGGTTGTAGAAGGTTATGCAAAAGCTACTAGCAACTTTGACGATACTATTGATACAATAAGCAAAGAAGTTGAAGCAGCAATAGCTGCTGACAGAACTCTTGATGGATTAGCTAAAGATACTTATTTAGAATCCACAGAGATAGAGTTTAACGCTGAGGGAGAAAAGCCATTGGGCTATGTCTCACTTACATTTTTAACTAACTATTATGTCAAGGAAAATGCTCCTGACGTAGCAGTTTAAAGGAGATAATTATGAAAATGATTAGTCCAAATGGCAAGAATTCAATCATAGCTCATCCTTCTAAAGTTGAGTCATTGAAGAATAAGGGTTGGAAAGAAGAAGCAGCCCCATCGAAAGATAAAGTTAAATCTTCTTCTAAAGAAAAGTCGAAAGACGAGGTAATCGAAAGATAAAGTTAAATCTTCTTCTAAAGAAAAGTCGAAAGACGAGGTAAAATATGGCGACTCATAAAGGAAGCGAAGGCATCATTAAGGTTGGATCAGATTCTGTTCTTGAAATTAGGTCTTACTCAATCGAAGAATCTGCTGATACTTTAGAAGATACTTCAATGGGTGATTCTGCTAGAACTTATAAACCATCATTAACAAGCTTCTCAGGAAGTTTGGATGTTTTTTGGGATGAAACTGATACTGGTCAAAATGCTTTAAGCATTGGATCAGAAGTAACTTTGAATGTTTATCCTGAAGGCGATACTGCTGGTGATATTTATTACTCTGGTTCAGCTATTGTAACTGGTGTTTCAAGAGCTGGTTCATTTGATGGATTGGTTGAGGCTAGTATTTCAGTTCAGGGCAATGGTGCTCTAACAGAAACAACTGTATAAAAATGAGCTTAATAGATAAGGCTAAAGCTCATTTTGATTCTTTGGAAATCAAAGAGATCGAAATACCTGAGTGGAGTGATGGAGAGAAGGTTCTGAAAGTATATGCAAAGCCATTAACATTAGCAGAAATGTCTAAATTGCAAAAATTTGCAAAAGACGATGATGTTGCGTTAATGGCATATTGCTTAATATACAAAGCCTTAGATTCTGATGGTGAGAAAGTTTTTGATCTATCAGATAAGCACGCTTTAATGAATGGCGTGGATAAAGATGTTCTTGCAAGGGTTGCAACTGAAATAATGTCTAGCCCAAGCGTAGAGCAACAAGCAAAAAAGTAGCAGAGGATAAGGACTTATTTGCTAGATACTATCTTGCTGAAATGCTGGGTTGTACCTTGCAAGATTTAGAAGAGAAAATGACCTTATCCGAGTTTACAGGATGGATAGCAT